TGGCTCGGCGGCACGCAGGCAGATACCGTCGACTGCATGCAGGGCGGCGGGTACTACACCGGCTGGACATCAGGTGCTTATAACCCTGCGGCTATCACGGCAGGCGGTACAACTGGGACGGGCGATTCATGGACAGCCATGACGATTGCGCTGCGACCAGCGATTCACAGCAGCACCGGCGCACTGACGGGCGATGGCGCTACCGTAGCAGGCACAGCGGCACGGTCAGGCGCAGCAGTCACGCATGACACAACCGGCACGCTGACCGGCGCTGGTGCAACGGTAACGGGGACTGCCAGTAGTGCAACAACGCGCACATCCAGCGGCGCTTTAATAGGCGCAGGGGCGGTTATTACAGGCGCAGCAAGTAGTGCGACAACCAGAACGTCATCCGGCGCGCTGGTTGGATCGGGTGCAGTTGTCGCGGGGACAGCAAGTAGCGCAACGACACGAACAAGTTCAGGCGCACTGGTTGGAGACGGTGCAGTAGTTTCAGGCACTGCCAGTAGTTCTACGGCGCGCGCATCCAGCGGGGCACTGACGGGTGCTGGCGCGGTGGTAGCAGGCACGGCGGCACGGTCAGTCGGTGCCGCTACCCATGGCACATCTGGCACGCTGGCAGGGCAGGGTGCTACCGTTGCAGGTGTTGCCAGTAGCGCCACAATAAGGACTTCATCGGGTGCGCTCACCGGGGCGGGTGCGGTTATCACTGGTTCGGCAAGCAGCTCAACAACCCGCACGTCATCGGGAGTATTGGCAGGGCAGGGTGCGGTTATTTCTGGCGCAGCGGCAAGATCATTAGGCCCCGTTACCCACAGTACATCAGGGGCGCTGACAGGCGGCGGGGCCATAATTTATGCTGAATCGGCAAGATATTTGACCGTCGGATTTACCGAAGAAACGATTGCTCAGCTTGCCGCCGCTGTATTTGAAAAGGTGCTACCGCTGGATGATGCACCAGCAGTAGCCTACGGTGCGATGACACTATCCGCCGCCGAGATTGACGTCATGGCTCGCGCTGTCTGGTCTAAAACGCTGCCATGACTGCCGCCGAAAGACTGGTATCACTCTCTGGGGCAGGCGGTACGGCAGGCGTGCTGCTATTGATGATCGGCACAGGCGCTACGGCTGGCGCGGCGCTGGTTAATTATTCAGGGCTGGCCTCAGCTACGGCGGCGGAGCATTTGCTAGTGATTCATGCCAATCAGCCGGACATTGAATTAGAAACAGGTGGCAGAAGAATAAATAGCCGTCCGTGGCATCAGCCATTTGCCAAGATTAAACACAAAGACACGGATGATGATTTATTGATGATGCTATCTTGAAAAATAGTCTCACTCTCCCCTGTAAATGAGACGGTGCCACAGATAGCATCCCGTCAACTCTTTGCGAAAGCCCGCCATGAACGAAACACGCGAACTCCCGATGCAGTGCCGCGAAGCACGGTTTGAACCGGCAACTCTGGCGACTGCCGACTCTGGCGAAACCACCGTCGATCTTGTCTGGACAACTGGTGCCAGAGTTCGGCGCATGGATTTCTGGACTGGCCGTAAATATGATGAAGAATTATCGCTTGACCCAGCCAGCGTCGATTTGTCACGACTGAATGGCGGTGCCCCGCTACTCAATACGCACCGTGCCGGTGACACTACCGACGTCATTGGCGTTGTCGAGCGCGCATGGCTTGAAGGCAATGAAGGTCGCGCCACGGTGCGATTCTCGGCGCGGCCTGAAATTGCCAGCACGGTAGCTGACGTCAAGTCCGGCATCCTGCGCAATATCAGCGTTGGCTATGCCGTGCGCAAATACCAGATCGAAGAAGGCGATGTCCCAGTTTACCGGGCCGTCGATTGGATACCGATGGAGCTATCCATCGTGCCAATTCCTGCCGATGCCGGTGCGGGTTTCCGCTCCGCAGACCAGCGCACGACTTCGTGCGAATTTCAATACCGGGCTGCCGCCCATAACCAGGAGACTGTCATGTCCCAAGAAACTACCCCTGCCGTAACTCATGATCTCGACGCCATCCGCGCCGAAGCCGCTCTTGCCGAGCGCTCGCGCGTCTCTGAAATTACCGTCCTGTGTCAGCGCCACGGCATGACGGATGCTGCCGACAAGCTGGTATCCGGCGGCGTGACTGTCGAAGCTGCCCGTGCTCAGATTCTCGACGCTCTCGCAACACGTGATGCTGGCCGTAACACGCCGCACATCGTCACGATGGTCGATGAGACAGACACCCGCCGCGATGCCGTCGAGAACGCCATCATGAACCGCGCCGCGCCAGGACAGGTCAAGCTCACCGATGCAGGCCGCCAGTATCGCGGCATGTCCCTGCTTGAAATTGGCCGCCAGTTGATCGAGAAAGAAGGCGTCAGCACACGCGGCATGGACAAGCTGCAACTGGCCCAGCGTGCGCTGTCAACGTCTGACTTCCCGGCTGTGCTGGCAAACGTCGCCAACAAGACGCTGCGTGCCGGATACGAAGCCGCGCCGCAGACCTTTAAGCCATTCACCAAGCAGACCAGTGCGCCGGACTTCAAGACCATTCAGCGCACTCAGCTTGGCGATGCGCCGCAGCTCAAGAAGGTCAACGAAGCCGGTGAATTCACGTACGGCGCGATCAGCGACGGCAAGGAGACCTACAGCCTGGCGACGTATGGCCGCATCATCGCCGTGACCCGGCAGACGCTGATCAATGATGATCTGGCTGCGTTCGCTGACTTGCCCGCCAAGTTTGGCCGCGCCGCCGCGAATCTTGAGTCAGACATCGTGTGGGGCATCATCACCACCAACGCAGCACTTGCCGACGGCGTAGCGCTGTTTCATGCTACCCACGGCAACCTGGGATCAGGCGCTATCGCAGTGGCCGGTCTGAATTCGATGCGCGGAGCCATGCGTATCCAGAAGAGTCTTGACGGACAATTCATCAATGTGATGCCGTCTTATCTGATCGTGCCCGCTGCGCTTGAAACCACGGCACAGCAATACACCAGCGCCGATTTTGTCAGTGCCAAATCCAGCGACATCAACCCGTTTAAGTCGGCGCTACAAGTGCTTGTCGAGCCGCGTCTGGATGCCGCCAGCACGGCTGTCTGGTATGCCGCCGCCGATCCGATGACCATTGATACCATCGAGTACTGCTACCTCGACGGCAACGAAGGCGTGTATATCGAAACGCGCAACGGCTTTGAAGTCGACGGCATGGAGATCAAGGCACGGCTAGACTTTGCGGCAAAAGCCATAGATTTCAGAGGCCTTTTCAAATCAACTGGCGTTTAATTAACTAAGGGATCGATGACATGAAAAACTATATTCAGGAAGGCGAAGTACTCAACCTGGCCCCTGGCGCAGCAGTTGCATCCGGTATCGGCTATCTCTTCGGCACGGCGTTGTTCGGTGTTGCCGAAGCCGATGTTGCCAGCGGTGTCGATGGATCGTTTCGCGTCTGCGGCGTAGTCGAAATCGGCAAGACTTCGGCGCTGGCCATTGCTGTCGGCGACCGGCTGTTTTGGGACGCCACGAACAAGGTGGTCAACAAAACCGCCACAGCACAGCAATGCGTTGGCATCGCCGTCGAAGCGGCTGCCAATCCGTCGCCGACCGTCAAGATGCTGCTTGGCTCCAATGTGCCTGTTGCAACCTAATAGCCATGGCATCGCCGTTCGCCGCCCATGAGGCCCGCATCAATGCTGCCGTTGTAAAACATTTGTCAAATGCGGTGGCGGACTTTGGGTTTGGCATTACGGTGGATGGTATTTTTGACAACGACTACGCGTCGACGTTCGCCATCGACGGCACGTCACCCGCGTTTCAGTGCGAGACCGCCAGTGTTGCCGCCGTGGTTCGCGGCACGGAGATCACCGTCAACGGCGTCAATTACAAGGCCGTGCGCAAGGAGTCTGACGGTACGGGCTGGACTACCGTCATTCTGGAGGCAGCATGAGTCACGCCCGCACCCAGATACGCGCGGCGCTGGTGACTCGGCTCGCAGGTTTGGCTACAACGGGCGCGAATGTTTTCGGACACCGCTATCACGACTTTGCCGACACCGAATTACCCGGCCTGCGTGTGTTTGCCGAGGATGAGACAGTGCTTGACCCATTCGCCATGCACCGCAGCGCGCGGCAGGTAACGATCACAGTTGAGTGTTGCGCCAAACATCTGACTACCATTGAGGATGTGCTTGACCAGATTGCGCTGGAAGTCGAAACTGCTATCGCATCTGACCAGACGCTTGGTAACCTGGTGCGCGGCGGCTGCAAGTATGCCGGTATCGGCGAATTTCGCGTCGAAGATGGCGCAGAAAAGCCGGTCGGTGTCTGGACGATGCGCTTTGTTGTCGACTACGACGTGAACCCCGCCGCCCCACAAACTCTTTTATAGGTGAAGCCATGACTATCCAAAAAGACAAGCAGCACTACGACGAAAAAACCCATCAATGGCTGGATGCGGAACCCGCCAAAACACCGGCTGATGATCCGGCACCTATTGTCGAAAAGCCCGCCCATCAACCGAAAACGAAGGAGTAAGCCATGTCCCGCTATGTGATGAATGACGTCATTCAGGTCAAAAAAGAAGTCACCTACGGCACTGATCCCGGCTCATGGGCGGCGACGGATGCCGTGCTGGTATCCAATGTGCAGGCTGCTCCGCTGGTGTCGCAAAACGTGCCGCGCAACATCTTGCGTAACTACTTCGGCGCAAGCGGAGAGCTTGTCGGCAGCGCCTACAAGACGCTCAGTTTCAGTGTCGAATATCAGCACAGCGGCACGGCAGGCACAGCAGCGGCATGGGATGTCCTCTTGCAGATGTGCAACTTCGCCGCTGGCTCGGCACTCACTACCCCGGCGCGTGTTGAGCATGGGCTGAGTGCCGCATCTGCACAGGCATCTGGCACGCTGCGGTACTTCGACGACGGCGCGCTGCACCTGCTGCTCGGCGCGAAGGGCACGTTCACAATCGACGCAACGGTTGGCGCGCGTCCGGTATTCAACTTCACCTTCACCGGACTGGATGGAGACGATACCGCCACCGCTACGCCGGCCACCGACTACAGCGCCTACAAGGCTCCGCTGGCCGTGACGGATACCAATACCGGCGCACTGACACTTGGATGCACCTATGCCACCGGCGCGCTGTCTGGTGGCACGGAATACGTGAGCGGCGGACTGACTTTTGATCTTGGCAACCAGGTGCAATTTATTGACCTGCTTGGTACATCAACACTGACCGGACAAAAAGTGGAGATCACCGGACGAGAATCATCAGGACATCTGTCGCTTGAACTCACCGCCGCCAATGTTGCCACCTTCATGGATTCAGTCCGCGCGAACACCTTGCAGTCTCTTGGCCTTGTGCATGGCGTGACGGCTGGTCTCAAGCTGCTCATGTTCATGCCAAGCATCCAGTTGGTCAACCCGACGCTCGGCGAAGTCAGTGGCCGGCGAATGAACGAATTCGACTTCCGCGCGCTAACCTCGGACACTGCTGGGCTGGATGAATTCAAGTTGGTTGGCATCTGATCATGTTCAAACTGACACCCGACGCCACGTTTCCGGCCACCGTGCAGATACCGAATGGCGATGCACCGCTCCCGCTGAAAGTAGTTTTCAAGCGCAAGAACAAAACTGACCTGACAGAATTCACTGTTCGCGCGGCGACGCTAAACGACATTGATTTGTGCACAGAGATTATCGCCGGATGGGAGGATGTCGAAGAAGGCTACAGCCGCGACGCTTTGGAGAAGCTGCTCTCTGCCTACAGCGGAGCCGCGCTGGCGATCTACATGCGGTATCTGGATTCTCATGCAAGGGCCGAGCGAAAAAACTAGAAGCGGTGGCGCTGGCATGGGTCAAAGGCCCGCCGCCGCCACCGCCAAAGCCGCCGTCATCGGAGAGGTTGGCCGCGTTCGGACTGAAATGGGACGGCGATGATGCAGACGATGATGCACGGGATTGGCAGATCGACGTGTGGCCTGAAAACTTTACCGCAGCGCGTGTCTTTTTTGCCATGGGCACGCAGTGGCGGATAAGCAGCGCCATGGGCGGCGCAGTCTGGCGCGGCCTGGATTTTAACGTGCTGCCGGTTGTCGAAGCCAGGCTGGGTGTGAAGTTGGACGAGCAGCAGGATTTATTCATCCGCCTGCAAACCATGCAAGCGGCGGCGCGTAGCGAACTGAACAGGGCGAAGTGATGGCTGCGAACAAAACAGAATTGATTATCAGCGCCACCGATCAAACGGCGGGCGCATTCAATTCTGTCCGCAGCAGCATCGGCGGCGTGCAAAGCGCAGTCGCCGCGCTTGGCGTTACGCTCTCCGCTGGCGCGTTCACCGCCTTCGTTAAGCAAAGTCTCGACGCCGCAGACGCCATGAATGACATGGCGCAAAAGACGGGCGTCAGCATCAAGCAGCTCGCTAGCTATAAACTGGCCGCAGAACAAAGCGGTGCGAGTATTGAGTCCGTCGCCAGAGGTATCAAGGCGTTTTCTACCTTCGCCACCGAAAACAGTGATACGCTGAAAAAGCTCGGCATCGAGACCAAGGATGCTGACAAGGCCATGCGTCAGATGGCCGATGTGGTCGCGGCAATGCCGGACGGCATGCAGAAAAATGCCTTGACGACCAAGCTGTTCGGCAAGGCCGGACAAGAGTTGATCCCGATGTTGAACCAGGGCAGCGAAGGACTCAGGCTCGCCACTGAAAAGTCCGCCGCCTATGCCACGCAAATGGAGCGCCTCGCTCCGCTGGCCGATCAGTTCAACGACAACATGTCCGAGATCAAGATGTCTACCAGCGCAGCGGGCATGTCGATGGTCAACGTCATGGCTCCGGCGCTCGCCGAAATATCGAAGGCGATGGCAGAGGCCGCGCAGGAGACCGGCCTTCTCAAGGCGCTATGGGTTGGCTTCGGTGGCGTGGCGACGGCGGTATTTACCGACAACCTGTTATCCGACGCGCAGAAATTGCAAAAGCGTATCCGTGAAATTAATGGGATGCTTGAAAATTCAACGCCTAACAAGACGTTGAAATTTGAGTTAGAGCGCGAACGTGAGTTCGCAGAAATGCAACTTGCATCGCTTAAAAGACAAGCCGATACTGCAAGATCGGATGCGGATAAAGCCAAGACACCGGAGCAAGAAGCCAAGGCGCGCATCGAACAACTGAAAAAAGAAGCCGAGATTCAGCGCATCGTTAACGAGCTGATGCCGCAGACAACGGCAGGTACAAAGGCGGTCAAAGTCGCAAAAGATGAAACCGCAGCCGCATCAAAAAAATGGACTGACTCGCTGGCGAAAGAAAATGAAACGCTGGCCGCTCAGGTAGAGCGTGAGCGTGAGCGTGTTGCAGCTATCGGGCTGACTGAAGAAGAACAAGCCAATCTCACCGCCAGCAACTACGAACTCGCCGCCGCGACAAAAGAAGTTGAGGCCGCGAATATCCTTGCAGCCGCCAGTCATGCGGGGCCACTGCACAGCGCCTATGTGCAGGCCGCGAAAGACATTCAGGCGCAAGCCGAGCAGTTGCGCGAACTCGCCAGCCTGACCTTGCAGGGAGCCGGTAAAACGGCTGCTGTTGAAGCTGCGCGCGCCATCAAAGAAACCGAGCGTGAGACCGAGCGCGCCAGTGAACGCGCGGCAGAGACGATGCGCCGTGAATTTGAACGCACGGCGGAGTACATCGAAAACCGTCTGACCGACAGCATTCTCGACGGCGGCAAGTTCGGCCTTGAAGAGCTTGAAGACTTCGCCAAGACGATCATATTGCGCCCGCTCATTCAGGCTGTTACCGCGCCCATCGCGCAGTCGGTGGCCGGGGTATTCAGCGGCGGCGGCGGTAGCATGGGTGGCGGTGGATTCAGCGCGAACCCGTTTCAGTCATGGACTGGTAGCAGCATGGGCTATGGCATCGCAAATGCCGGACAGTGGTTATCCTCTGGATCGGCAGTTGGCCCTGCCGCACCGGGCAGCATCGGATCGTTATTTTCAGGTGCCGGTCAATACGCGAATTGGCAGTATGGCCTCGCCGGACTTGGCGGTGGCCTGCTGGGTGGCGCAATAGGCGGCCAGATGGGTAGCACGCTGGGCGGCATTGGCGGCGGGATTGGCATGGCGTTTGGGCCGGTTGGCGCGGTTATTGGCAGCGTAGCCGGCGGCCTGCTTGGTGGCTTGTTCGGTGGCGGCGGTGAAGACCCGCACAACAACGCGGATACCAGCGGATTCGGCGCGACGCTCTCTCGCATGGGTGTATCGCGTCCGGCGGGCGTGTGGGGAGACCAGGACACCGGCTTCAATGGCGCAACTGCGTTCACCTATACGTCTGGCGCAACCAGCGGCGGTAGCCGGTGGGCAGACCTGTATGCGCTCTCGGCTGCGCAAACGCAGCAGATCACCGCGCAGGTTGCGGCAATGTTCGCATCGGGCGGCGAGCTGGCCAAGATGCTTGGCATCGACCCAACTGTCATCGACAGCGCGTCTGTTTCTAGTGGACAGTTCGCCAGCGTCGAGGCGGCGCTGTCCAGCCTCAGCGATACCATCGTCATGAAGGTTATCCCGAACATCAAGGACTTTCAGCAAGCGAACGAGGCCCTTGGCGATACCGCAAGTCGGCTGGTTGCTGAATACAACCTGACGAATAGCATCGCGCAGATGCGCGGGCAGACCGGCGCGCAAGCCTTCGGGGCCGGACTTGCCGGACGTGATCAGCTCGTGCAACTGCTTGGCGGCGTCGGCAATGCAGGCGGCGC